AACCCAACCTTGTAAAGAGAATGATGGATATTAGCCATGACCTCCGGGGTGATCTCGCTAGTCTCAAATGTCAGTTTAATAGTCTGATTCAAATTTGATCTATAACTTTCCAGCGATGCCGGTAATTGGTAGGTTTTCATGATAAATAATCGTAGTTTTTATAAATTTCTAATTTGGTATTTACTTGCTCGATAAGAATGTCTAATCTCTTTTCGAACTCTTTGAATAGCTCCTGATCAGGATAAACTCTAATAATAAACGGCTTCATTCCTTCAACAAAGCTCATAAAATCACAGTACTCTAATCCGGTAACAAACAACTGGCCTTGCACCTGGTGACGATAATCAGAAGGAAGTTTATTTGCCTCAATATAATTAAGATGTGTTTTCATTTGAGGACATTTTATTTCTAAAAGTCCTTCAAATTCATTTTCTCGAATTGGTATAAGATCATCTTGTAATAAAAGACCATCAGGCGATATGCCTATCCACTCATGATATTTATGATCTTCATCAGGCGAAATAAAACCACAAGTCTTAACCTCCACTTCAAAAATAGATTCATACTCTGCTCTTGCTACCGGCTCTGTTTCAATTCCATGCTCCATATTGGCATTTGAATATGTCTCTTCCATTTTGCCGGTTATGATCTCACAGGCTATGTTAGTGACTAAGTCCTTATATGATGCTGTTGATTCTCCGGCAACAAGTAATTTAAATCTTGTGCCTGTAACGCGACCCGCCCGTAACTGATACCAATTTTCTGAACCTTGTTCACAATTATTTATTATCATAATCTATAAATATTTCCAATTATTTTTAACTTTCCAATGTACGATCCATTTCCTTTACAAGCTCAAACATAATCCAGGCATAATCAGATAATTCACCTATTTGAATACGACCTCCAATTACCAGGTCTTTTGCGTATGCAACACACATAGCAGAATAACGAGCCTGTTCTTTCCCAAGTGCCTTCCCAAAATTAGACTGCCTGTTCTGTGTCAGTGGTTTAATGACAGTATATTCCTTTACCTCACCGGTTTTTTTGTCAGTATAGCTTTGTGTTTCTTCTGTAAACTCTGCTTCCTGTCCCGGTATGAATTTCTTTTGATCTTTGTACTTTGAATTGTACTTAGCCACTTTATCATCATACTTAACTTTAAAGGAATACATTTTACCGTACTTGCTTTCCCACTCATTTAAAAAAGTTACATCATCGATTATTGCTTTCATCTTCTTCTTTGTTTATTAAAGTGTAATATTTGTCATATTATATCGGATTAAATAATCTCAAAAGAATGATAATTTTTTATCCCGTCTGAATGCGTGCTGCACGTGACATGTTCAACTAATTTTCTTACATCACCTGCAAACCTGTTTGCTCCTTCTGTTTGAGGTCTGATTATCTGATAATTCTTTTTATCTGCTGTAAAATAAATAATGATTGTCATAATTTTATTATTTAGGTTTCGAAAATATATCTTCCAACTTAAGCCTGTTATTATTTCTAATAATATAGCTATTATCATTAATATGATTTGTAAAATATAGAGTGTTTTCATCTTATCTGGTTTTAATGAAAAAAATCAAATAGTTTTTCGTAGGCCCATTCACTATACTTCTCATTCAACTCTGACAGTTGGTCAGCATCCATAGATTCTCCGTCATAATCTGCAGATATTATATAAGCATCACAAAATCTAGGAAAGTCTGAATGATCTATGCCATCAAATTCAATGTTGTCAATTTTTGACAAGTCAATTTTTGTCAAGTCCGGCTCGTCTTGTCCTGAATAAACTCCACCTTCGGGCGTCTCCTGTGTTAATATTATAATTTTGTCTTTCATTTTTTAAGGTTTATAAATGTGAAATTAAGTATTTTATGTCATGTTTTATCCATATTGTTCCGCTAAAGCTTTTGCAATTCCCGGATAAGTTTTTGATCTGATACGTCTATTTTCTTCTGACTTTGTCGATGGAGTGTCTGCATACCATTTAGGCATAACTTTACCCGACTTTGCAACCCACATTTCGCCCTTACCGGTATGGGTTTTAATTTCAAATAAATTATCTTCTTTGCAATGCAATAGAGGTTTTAATCCTTTTAACCATAAGCAAGTAGTTTTCTGAAATTCATCACCAAAATAATATGGCTGTATGATTTGAGGTTTTGGTAATCTTTTATCGCCACTCATGGCGCCCATTGGATTTTCCATATAAACATATTTCGCTTTCTTACAAACTATTTCCCATAATTTAATTGTCCATTCAACTGCATCAAGTCGTTCCTGGTGTCTCGGCTTTCCCGGTGCATATATTCTGTTTCCGGATAAAGTCATTTTTGTACAAACTGGATGTAATCCGATAAAATCCCAGTGCATTAAATTTAAGGCTTTATAAATATCCATCTGTAAACGCCATTCCGGGTGGCCGCCGGAACTCGGAAGTAAGTCACAAGAATATGCCTTATGCCCTTTTTCTCTAAAGGCGATACAAACAGCCTGGCTTTCTTCAAATCCGATTAGCGCTTTCATACTTTTCCCCTTTCCTCATTTACCTGATCAATATCAAACAGGTCCCTGGTTGTGATACGTGGTTCATTAAAAAGCACATTCAAAGGCAGTTCCTCAAGTAGTACCCCGGAATTATAATCCCGGCACTCGACTATTGCATCAGGACCGTAAAGTTCAAATAAATCATTCTTAACTTTCTGCTCAATCTCCGGATAAGAAATATAAGCAACTCCGTTGACTACGTACCTGATGTAATCTTTTTTGCTCATTTTAATATATCCGCAAATAAACTTTTTCGATTTTTTTATCATAAGATAAAAATGTGGAAAACATAGAAAACAGATGTATAATTTCAGTTGCATGAAATGTATCAGAGCTATTAGTACTAAAAATTTTTAGCCTTCCATTGTATTCTTCATATCTTATCTGTCCTAATTTAAAAGCTAGTGTGCTTTTTAAAATAGTAATTGCTGTTTCTAAATCTTGTTTTGTCATCTTATTTAAGTATTAGTTATAAAAAATGAATAGTTGTTGGCAAGATTGGATACTTGCATGATTACCATCAGCACATGGTCAAAAGCAGTAATCACTAACACTCCTTAATTTGTACCATGTTTAGCGTGTCTATTTCCACCACAACAACTATTCAAAGAACTTATTTTTCTCTTGCATAAAAGGCATATCCGAATAAGATCGAACAGCCCAGCGATACAAACATAAGGATAAACAGCCACATGAAATTTGAATTACCTTCCATATAATAATCAAAAATACTAAATAAGCTCCAGGTCGCACTAAGCAGGCTTATAAGGAATAAGAAAAAATAAAGTGTTGTTTTCATGATTTCTAATTTTAATTTATTTGTTAATTAATCGGTAACGGATGGCCAACTTTTTACACCCCTATCGTGCGTCAGCCACCCGACCGACTAAGGTTTTATTTAATTTTTGTTACATTCCATAAATGAACTTTTGTTGTTCTATGGAAAAATGTTTCTTCCTCGGTTATTGCATATTTATTTTTAATACAATAATTTAACGCTTCATCACAAGAATTGAGTGTTACTCCATTTACTTTCCAAATTTCATTTGTTGTCATCTTAGTCGGTTTTAATTTGTTTGTATAGTAAAGATAAGCTATAATTTATTGAAAATCTATGACGGATGTCATGTTTTGGAATTATTTTATATGATATTTATCATGTTTTAATCCATTCTTCCACTGCCTTTAAAAGAGCATCGACCCTCTTTTTGTGCTTTTTCGGAATGGCATTTGCCCGGATGCCCCCCCGGTCTCCTCTCGTGAGGAATCGGGAAAGCTCGGACCATTTGATTAAGTCTTGTGGTTTCATAATTGTGACAATAAATCATTATACTCATTTTTCTGTTCTTCAGAAATACCTTCCCCGGAATCAAAATTTTCAGCATCAGGAAATAACCAATACCAAAAATTAGGGTCAGATATAGATTCATTTTCAATCCATTCACTTAATGACATTGCTTCCTTATCTTCAACTCCTTCATAGACTTCTCTCAGGAGTTGCTCTGCATTTGATCTAATAGTTTTCATAATGTTTTCTTTATTTCATTGAGATTAATAATTCTGCTATTTCACTTCTTAATTCTTTAGAAGAATAATCAAGTTCAAACATTGTATTTTCACGAATATCATCATCAGGATCAGATACTCTGCAAGAAAACATTCTTTTTGAAGTTTTAATATCATATACCTGAAAAACTTCTTCACCGTGTCCGTTTGTGAATCTTCTTATTGTTACTACTTCTGTTGCTTTCATGATTTCTTGGTTTAATTTCTATAGTAAAGATACACAATAGTGTAATACAAAACAAGCTTTTTGGCATTTATTTTTACCCTAAAGTGTAATTTAGACAGATTCTTAATAATAAAAAAACGCTGATGCGGTTCAGCGTTTGAAACCTCTGTAATTTCCCTACCAAAGGTAAAGAATAATCAATGTTTTGTCTGCCTCCAATAAGATTCAAATGATATCTTGCCTCTTACATAAGCACTCATTGCAGGGTTTGGTGGACGTTTATTGCGCCCATATTTCTTAGTTCCTTTTCCCCCTCCTTCTTTTTTCTTTGACATTTTGCGATTTTATCTGAATTGTAAAGATATAAAATATAATTGATATATAAATAAAAAGCCCCGAATTTCTTCGAGGCCCCGATCCGCCAAACCCTTTAAGCGGACCTGCTTGCCGGGAAGCAAGTTAGAATGTATAAGTTATTCCTGTTAAACCAAATACCTGTTTATTGCCTAAATCGTAACCAAGACCGATATTTATATATTGTAAAGCAGATACTGTTAAGGCTAATGAAAGACCACTTTCATCAACTGGGAAAAACACAAAAGCATTAAAAGAGTAATTATTATATGCTTCATCATTCAATGGAATAAAATGAGCATAACTTAATCCTAATCCTACCTTTGAAAACGAGGTCATGTCGATTTGTTTCGTATCCTTATTATAAGTAAATTGGTTCGCTATAACCCCGGCGGATATTCTCGGAATAAACACAGAGCCGTTTTTAAGAGCTTTTAAGCCTATATTGTCCTGATCGAACAAGTTAGACGGGACAGGCTGAAATAATGATACACGCTTTATCTGTGCGCTTGCAGTGGCAAATAAGCCGGCAAGTAATAATAATACAATTAGTTTTTTCATCTCTTTAATTTTGGTTAATATTTAATAATTGTTTTTCATAATGTCCTCTTTTCAATCTTTAGCTCGGAATATGAGGATTAATGCAGCGATAGCAGCAACAGCTTGCGGAATTGCTGTAAGCAGGATATTTGTCTGCTCGGTTACTTCAGTAGCTTGTTCAGGTGTGAAAACACCAAGCGCTACCAAAATAGTGATCGCAAGAGTAATGATCCCTGCGATTGTTGTCACTAGATTCTTTGTTGAAACTGATTTGTCATAAATTGCTTTGTTCATAATTTTGAAATTTAAGTTAATACTATTTATTTATATTGAAATTACTTAATATTGCTCCAACTTCATCATCTATTAGTAATCGGTCAAAATAATAACCTTCATCCTGACCATCTTCTTCATCCCCATTCTTGTCATAAGTATATGATCCATGTGAGGAGTTATGAATAACCAATGTTTCATCTTCAAAAACAATTCTGTTTACAAGACGATCCGGTCCCTCAATAGTCGGAACTTGTTCAAACCCCGAATCTGCTAATCCTTTTTTAATTTCAGTAAACCACTGCAAATATGTAATGCCTTTTTTGAGTGTCTTAATAGCAAAATAAGTGAAAGCTCCCTGATACTTGCCGTTAATGTAGGCATCTGCACTAGTAGCGTGTTCTTCACATCCGCTTATAAGAATATGATTAATAACCGATTTAGAAAACATCTTTTTATTCTTTTTTCTTGGAGGCAATCCAGGATCAAAAAATCTTACCTTTGTTGGGTGCTTCGGACTGTTCATTAACCTTGTTGATGTTTCTGAAAAACAACTGTCAGCTAACACTAAAATAGTAGCATCCGAACTTAATTGTTTTACCGCATTCTCAAGTTCTTCAAGGTATTTTTTTGCAGTCACATCGTAATCAAGAAACTTCCTGATAACAAAATCCGAGAATAATCCTGTAAGTTTATTTGCAAGGTTATTAGAATCATTTACACAACCATTAAGATCACTACCTCCTCCGTATTTATTACGTCCAAATGTGATTAGTGTTCTTTTACCAATCAGCCCCGGTTCCGGGTCTGGTTCTGGTCTGAACCAGTCAATTATCTTTTTAAAACACATAGATTTGATTTTTAAGTTTCTACTTTGTTGCTTCTTCCACTTCCTTATAGCTCTCCAAATCTTGTATAAAGATACTATATTGATTTTAATTACAGGCTTTTTCATAATATTTTACGAATGTTAATAAGCAATATAATAATAATAGCTATTGCAATCATTAGCCAATAATTTTTTAAGAATCTCAAAGGACCTTTTACGATATTGAATATTTTAAACATATTTGAGCATTTTATCATATTATAAAATAATTAATTCAAATTTATCAGGAAGTATTGCCAAAAGTTTTTCCATTGCAACAGAACTTTCAACAACGTCTAAATTTCCGTCCAAATTAATATCCACAAAGCGCATTCCCGGCAGAATACAACCTTCTGTATCAACTTTTTTGCCGGCAGCAAAGTTTCCTATGTGTATTTCAATCATTGTCCGCCCAGGCACATCTTTCACCAAGAAGCATTCTCCTTTTGCCAGTCTTGTAATCCTCTCAACTGGATAAATTCCTTCCGGGATACAAGTCACATTTTGAGCATTCTCAGGATAAGGGACAAAGACTTTAGGCAATTCAATAGTCACGCACTCGAATAATTTGTCAACACCTTCCATTACAAATAGTGCGCTTCTCGTTTGTTTTAACTCGTAACTCCTGCTAATTATAATTTTCATTTACTAATCTTTTCTATCACGTTATCCAATTTTTTAATGATATTTATATGGTCGTCACGATTATTCTTCTCCATCAGACTAAAAGCAATTTCTTTACGATCAAAATCTCGTTCAATATTTTTTATCTTTACTTCAATCTTTGCTATTGCAATGCGCATTGATACATAAACAGTTATAATGCCTGCAAGTAAAGTTGTCCCGGATAACGCTAATATTAATACTTCAAATGTACTCATCTTTATTTTGTCTTAATTATCTCAATAGGCAAAACTTCTTCTGGTATTTTCCATGTACTCAAAAACACTTTTGCATCTGCAATAGGCACTGATTCCACAACTTCTTTTATATCCAGCTTAATAGGCCATTTTTTATAGTCAAAAGGTACTTTAACCCACCATTTATCTTCAAAATCAGACTTGTTTGGATCACTCCAATGTGTTGCAGAATATCCCGGTCTGTTGATTATTAGATATTCATGTATTTTATTACTGAAATCTGTTGCACTTTTCTCATCTGTAAATATTGCTAACATAATTTTATATTTTATAATCCATATTTTGCTTTAAGATATGCGTAAATCGCTGCTTCACCAACGGCTGAACTTCTGCCTATTATCTCTTTTACTTCGATGTTACTGTAATTAGAAGCAGTATTGCCAGGCCTTCCAAGAGTAAATCCATTCATATCAATCGCACCAAAATTTCCTGTTGTGGCTGCTGTTGCATTGACTTGTAATTTACTTGTTGCACCATTAAATAATACTCTCACAATACCCCATGTATTAATTGCTAAATTAGTATTTACAGCTGACGCAATTCCTGCATATGCACTCAAATTTGGCGTTAAGACGATTTGTTGTAATACTCCTGTATTTGTTGCATTACCATCAAATATAAAAGCATTCGCCGCCCACGTCACCTGCCTGAAAACAATATAGATAAACTCCGGCTGATTCCAGATAAAACCTAAGCATTTCATGAAATTGTCTATTCCGTCAAAGAGTACACCATCTGCACTCCAAAGAGGTTGATTACTGCCTGCGGCTTGTAATAAATTATGTATAAGCCCTGTTTTGTCACCCTAGACAGACACTAAGTCTGAACCGTCTTTTGTAATATTTTCAAGAAAATCAAACCATATAACAGAATTGCCATCTTCGATAATTAATGGATGAGTGATGTTGTTTGTTACTGCTGCCGTCTCTCCTGTCTTAACAAATGTCATCACAACTACATCACCAAAAGCAACTGTGGAAGTCAAAACAACAGTCCAAATTCC